ACCACGCCCCGGACGTGGAACTTGAGTTTGAACATGGCGTCATTGAACATCTCGACGCGCGATGCGCCTTCCTTGTCCAGCGCGATTCCCATGTCTTCAATCGCTTTGCGCGCGTCCTTGAGGCCACGGGGAAGACCGTCCAGGACAAGCATCATCTCTTGCGCTTGTTGGCCAAAGAGCTGGTATGCATACGCCACGCGTTCGGCTGGTCGCACGTTCTGTTCCAAGGCTTGCGCAAACGTTACCAGCTTGTTGTTCAAGTGGCATCTCGGCCAAGTGCCGCGCATCAAGTCCCATCTGCTGTAAGAAGTCCGCGCGCTGTCCCGTAGCNGCCGCGATGCGCACACGCCGGTCGAAGCGTCTNAGCGNGCCCTCGAGGCTACTCAGCTCAACCCCTGCAAGGCCGCTGTGATACTCCATCCGCTGCATGAAGCCAATAGACGTGTCCAGGCCGCGCGCTAGTTTCGCCAGACTGTCCACTGCGCGCAAAGAGCCACGCACGAGGAGGCCGATACCGGCCACGCCGGCCACGCCTACCATGGCCGTGCTCATGGTCACGAGACGCCGGGCCACGCGGGCCACGCCCGTCGAGAATCGTCGAAGCACGCGCCGCGCCGCGCGCAACCCGCGGTTGAACCGCCCGGCCCGCGCCGTCAACCCAACTACCAGATTCGCTACTCTACGTCGAGCCATTCGGTTTGCCTCCCTTGCAAGCCGCCGCCAACATGCCGATTAACGACTTCTGATGCTCTATCGACTGCGGTTCCTGCGGACCGTATAGCGGGTAAAAGTCCTTCAACTCAAACCGTTTACCCTTGCTACTGTGTGCTTCCGCGAAGAGCTTGCACCGTATCGCGTGCCGGTCGTCCTCGCGACGTTCGCCCGGCGGGGATATCCGCCAATATGCCATCCAGTATTGGAGTTGGTGGACGTCGATGCGGTCCAAGAGCGCAACCACATCCGGCTCCCCAAACGCCAACGCTAGCTCATGGACAAATCGCAGGAAACCCCCGTCCCGGAGTTTTTTTCCGCTTCCTCCATAGCTTCCTCGTCTACCAGCGTGCCGCCGGAAATCTCGTTGGCTTTCTCCGCAATCGTGATCTGGTACGCCGGGCTCATACCCTCTTTGATCTTGCTCACGTCGGTCTTACTGAACAGAAGATCGCCGTTCTCGTCGCAGGTACACGCCACCACGACGCGCGCGATCTGGTCGTAGTTGCTGCCCTGTTTCTTGGTGATCGCTTCAATCTGAGCAGCGCTCATCGGCTTGACATATACGTAGCTCTCGTCGCCAAGTTGTACCCGCTCAATCTGTCCAAGACTCCCAAGGAGCCCTTCTCGTGTCGCTAATTGCATATCGCCTCCTATTCTATCCCGTCATCCCATGCAAGCTCGCCCGCGCCGGTGAAGGTGATGCTGGCTTCCATGCGGCTACCCGTGGTGGCCGATCCGTTGAAGCTCGACAACACCGCGTCCCCGTCAAAGGCCGGGGCGTTGTCTCCGGCGAACGCGATCGCTAAACTGGATTTCGTGCCCACTGGTGGGTTTTCATCCGCGTCCATCTGGACAGTCACGTCCATACTCCAGTCATTCAAAGACGCAACGATCCGCGCCATGAAGTCTTCGGTATCCATGTTTGTGGCGTCTATCGGCTCATTAGAGATCTCAAGCGAGTCGATACTAACCAGCGTCATGTTCATACCGGCGAACGTAATGCTTGCGCCGTGTCCGTCTGCTGCGGCCATGTCTTAGACCTCCCTATGCTGTCTTGGTCAGTGTGCCCGCGCCGGTAAAGGTCAAAGACGCTTCCATACGGCTACCCGTGGTGGCGGAGCCGTTAAATGAACTGAGGATGGCCGGGCCGCTGAAGTTCGGGGCAGTAGCGCCGGGGAACGTGATCGTCATTGAGGCGTCGAGGGTGCCCACTGGTGGGCTCTCGTCCTTGTCCATCTGAACAGTCACGTCCATTGACCAGTCGTTCAAGGACGCGGCGATCCGGGTCATGAAGTTTGTCGTGTTCATGTTTGTGGTGTCGATCGGCTCGTTATTGATCTCCAAGCTGTCGATACTCACAAGCGTCATGGTCATGTTGGTAAATGCGATTGTTGCACCGTGGCCGTCTGCTGCCGCCATGGCTTAGCCCTCCCTCTGGTAAGAGATGTCGTAATCCTGTTCTATCTCATATGCCGCGAGACCTTGTGCGGCCACGGGCTGTTGTGGTAAGTCTGACTCGTCGGCAAGGTGAATGCGCTGTATGTGTAACGCTTCCGCTCCGGCTTCCACTGTACCGCTATCGAAATCGTTCAGTGCCGTCTCTGCCGCGCGCGCCGCCGCTTGTGCCGTGGCGTAAGTGTCCGCTACGATGCTGAGCTGGAACCCCGGCATATCCAGCCCGGAATCCCCGCCCATATGGTGGTTCTTCTCCACGGCGATCTGTCGATACGTGGCATACGGCCGAGGCGCGCCCTGCGGCGCTTGCACAGGATACGTGCGCGTCCCGATGAGTCCGGCCCATGCTTCGTTGTTCGCCAGTAAGCGTAAGATGGCCTGCTGTATAGTCATGCAGCCCGCCCCCTGCCGAGCCGGTACGCCCGGCGCGGTATCGATTGAGAGAGCCTATTGGTGATGCCAGCGATGACGGCCTGGTTGGTCTGGATAAACGCGCGCCGCGCAAAGAACGTCCCTTGTGTGCCNGGATGTTGNAAGTTNANTCCCGGCTGCTTGTGTGGCTTAGAGCCCNTCTCCAGCAAATGCGCGTACATGGTCGGCCGTATCGTGGTATTCCATGTGCGCCCNAGNAACTCGTAGGTGTGTTGNCGTTCAAATCCTGTCCGAGGACCAATCGCCTGGAATACGGTCAGAGATTGCTTATACTTTTTCTGCCGTCTCCCGATACTCTTACGCAAAGCGCCTGTCCTGTCGTGGGGTCGTACGTTTTCTTTCATCGCTTTGATAAGCGGTTTCGCGCCCCATACCGTAGCCTGCGGTAAGTCCTTTTTGAACACATCCGGGCCGAGCCGTGATAGCATGCGGTTCAGCTCTTGGTGCCCTTGTATAGTCATACCCACGCTCATTCGTGCAACTCCTGGCAATGCAGTTCCGCAAGGCAAAACCGGCCGTCAACGTCCAGCACGGTCTCGAGGTTGAACGTCTTGCCCATGGCCTTTATCCGCTTCTGAGGTTCAAACCGGCTATCCCACCGCGCCTGCAACACCACTGTAGTAATAGCCTGTACCTGCTGCGTTTGTTGGCGCTCAACGCCGCGCTTAGGGTCAATGCCTACATGGAACCAGTATTCTGTTACCCACTCTGTGATCACGCCACCGTAGGAGTCTTGCGTATGAACAGGCTTTTGTAGCCGCGCTTGATGGCGTAACTGACCCGCCCTGATTCGGCTCATACAACACCCTTTATGGAGTGCGCCCGAAGGATATAGTCAACCCCCATCGGTAGACGGTTGACTATAGTGCCTACCACCACGGCCTCACGGTTCTCGTACCACGATCCCGCGATCTGGCGGATTGCTAAGCGTATACCGGCCGGGACATCGGCCCCGGAATCCCCGTAGCCTGCCTTGAACGTAATGGTTACAGCGTCAGGACGCCGCGCCGCGCCGCCGGGCCAGGACTTGCCAGGTAACGGCGCAACAAACCCCGGCTGATAGTCCGTAGCTACAAGGTAGTCATCGGCGCTCACAGTCTGCGTTTCGCCGTCGGCATCAAGGTACTCCACCGCCGTCACCTCTTGCAGGGGGGGGTAGCGCAGATAGATGCGGCCACGCGGAAAGCCGGGGAACGTGGCCTTCCACGTGGCCGTGATGAGTTGACGCCAAAGCTCCGCGTGTTCCACGTGATAGCGAGCGGCAGTCGCAAGGTCGCTCAGGTACTGCCCCTCGCTCACAAAATGGTCTCCGGGGATGCGCAAATGCTCGGCCAGCTCGTGGCCGTCAACGGGCTCCACACTGGGAGGCGTAACCAGTGTGTACGCACCGTCTACCGTTTCCAGTGTGGAGCCCGTCGTGTTCATTATTACACCACCACCGCCGGGTTGGCGGTCAGCTCGTGTTCAACGCTGTCATCCTGTGTTACCGGCTTGCTGCGCGCGGCGTATTGCATGGCCAAGATGCCGCCAATAGCAACATCCTCGTCCGCGCGATCCACCACGCAGCGCACATACCGTTTGGCAGGACGGATCAGGTCCACGATGAGTACCTGTTCATCGTCGGTGCTAGCGATCTCGTACTCGCTAATGAGGCCAGCAAGGTCGTCCTCATCCGCCATGTTCGAGGCGTCGCTTTGCTCGACCTTTACCGTCACCTTCGCTGTACCGCTTGCTGGCGTTTCGGCTATTACCGCGAAGGCCACGGCATCGAATCCGGCCATGTCGATGATCTCGGCGTCCTCGATGTTGGTGACGGCCGCCGTCACGCCTTCCTTCGCAAGGGTGAACTTGACTGATTCCGTCAACCCCTCGCTACGTCCTGTCGCGCTCATACCTTCGTCTCCTGTTTGCGCCGGGCCTTTTGGCCGCGCTCTTGTGTCGCGTACTCAACCCCGTCATCGGCCTCAAGATCGATACGTTCCGCGATGCCGCGTTCAATGAGCTTGTTAGCCTCGGCGTCCGGCACTTCCAACACACTGCCCGCGGCCTGGTGTCGAATCATGCCGGAGTACTGTTTGACCCGATCCTTCTTCAATCTAACCCTCATAGCGTCATACTCCTACGGTTAGGTCTTGTTCTGGATCATGTACTTGATGGGGTTGGTTCCGGCATCCAGGATATGGCCGTCATGGCGAGAGAAGGCAACGAACGCTTCCTGATCGCTTTCCGCGTAGCGTTCTTGCAAACGCCGCAACCGGAACCCGGACACGTCGCGGATCTTGTACTTGCTCAGGAGCCCAAAGATCATGGTCTTGGCGTCCTGCTCAATCGTGCTCGCCATGTCCTGGTTCATCGTCACGGGGTAGTCGAACAGGCGATCCGGCACACCAGCCTGGAGACCCGGCTGCCACACGTACTGCTCATCCTGTTTCAGCTTGCGCACAGCCTTGATGATCGCGTCATTCACCATGAACCCGGCCCCTGGCTGGTTACGGTACGCGGGGTCAATGCTGTGAATCAGGTCAAGGATCTCGTCCGGGTCAATCTCCGTGGAGCTGGCCGCGTCCTTGCCCTCTGCCGCACCGGTCACGATACCTTCCGGCTTGGAGTCGCCGTCGGCCGTCGTGAAGTGCTCGTTGGTGATGCGCGCGATCCGTGTCCCGATAGCCTCGG